AAAAAAGGGTGGGCTGGGACCTCGCGTCCCCCCCCTACCATAAATACCCAATCATCCGAAAGCAATCCTGAGGGCTGCTACCCAACTAAGCCGGGCCCAGTTCATTAGGTTGCTTCCCGGCAATTAGTCAGAAATTACTTACCGGACTTGGGAGCCTTCTTCGCCAGATATTCGATGAGAGCCTCCTCAACGATCTCGGACGGCTGCTTACGGAGAGTCCAATGCATCTCCTCAACGTCCGCGATAACACTCTTCTCAAGACGGAACTTAACAGTGGCCTTAGTAGAAACAGGGCGTGCCATAATGATTACCAACCTTAATCAATCTTCAATGTGAATGTTGTGTCCCGAAGAACCGTGCCCCCGGGAACCCTTACAGGAATCAGTTTACCATTCCAAGTGCCGCCACGCAACATGTCATCCAAAGTCAATGTGGCTGCTACGTTGCGGGGCATACCCGCAATGTGCACATCTAGTTTACCATCAATCTCCTCCGCATACTGCTTTGCGCGAATATAAACCGACTTTGTGAAACAACTCTCATGCTTCCAGGCACCTAGTTCTACCGGATCGACCCACAAGGATTCTGGGGGAGTCGTGGGGCCGATAAGGTGTAGAGAATCTGTGTCGGCATATGCGAATGTTTCATAATTATCTTGCGCAGCACTAATCGTTTTCTTCCTTGCATATGCTGTAATGAATACACCCATTGGAGTATAAACAGGGTCCCTCATTTCAGGTTCATTCATTACCAGTGATATGCGATTGTCTTTCAGGGTGGGATGTTTTCCAGTAATGTCGGGATTAGTTGCAAACTTTCCATACAAACTGTTTAGGTGTAGTTTAGCAATTTGTCTTAGCCCGCCAGTGCTGTTCTTTTTAATTTCCATAAAATGGTCAACATATTTATCGAAAAATCCGTGTGAGCCGCGAAACTCGAATGTGCCGTTCCATGAATAAATTTTTAAGTCATAGTGCTTTTTCCATAATTCAATGTCAATATTTGTTGCTACAACAGTTGTAGGTTCTTTTACTTCTTCTAGGTATTGTGTTGGATTAAAAGAAAGATTCTTTTTAATTTGGATGCAAGGAATGTGGTTTGGTTTTAGTTTCGCTGTAAATGTGATTGAAGCAATGTAAAGTGGTCGATTTGTTCGCGGGGCACCATCTGAATAAATCGGATCGCCGTAAGGAAGTAGTGCTGTTCGCATCACCGATGGATATAGCGAATTAACGTCATACACGCTTCCCTTTCCATTCAATTGCTTCGAATAACGCGGGTCCGCGTAAGTAAATCCGCCGCGATATGCTTTGCGTATTTCGCTGTCAATCTCAGGTGAAAGAATTGGGAATCTACGAATAAACAGTTTTCCCGTCATTTTCTTGTATGTTGCAAGCGAATCACTACCCGCCGTTAGTTTGGTCATCTTTTCTTCAAACTGAACTTCGAGTGCTTGAGCAACAATCGCTACATCGTTTCGCTGATATCGCTTTTCTTGTTCTGTTGGAATGTAGCCTATCGGCCTATGCTTTTCGTAATCAATCTCAAGTTTCTGGTCATGCAAATTAAATGCTTTAGCGATTGCACTGACCGACATTGGCAATTTCTTAAATGAATCTCGGAATTCAACCCTATAACCCGTCTCAAAAACAACTGTGATTGAATAATACTTACCCATCCTAGAAATCAAGGAAGTAAATTCCTTGACACCAGGATTTTCCTTCACCCATTTATAATCGTGCTTCAATAGCCAATCTAAAATAAATGTCCCGTCAAAAGCAAGATTGTGAAAATAGATATGTGCTGCACGTTCAGAAATATGAGACATAAACCCATCGATAGAAATACCGTCAACATAATTCTGAAGTTTCCCAACCTGAATAATGCCCCAAGACCAAACCCGACAATCGTCCTCAACCGTCGTTGTCTCAAAGTCTGCGCAAAACGAAGGAACCTTTTTATGGCTACGCCTAGCGCCGCCCCTTACGGGACTTGCGCTTGTTGATTGGCGAGCCACTGAAATCGTCCTCCGGCTTAATCTTAACTTGCTTTATTTCTTTAAGTAGAGATTTAATGCTAGAATCTGCTTCCTCCACGTCGTCATACCAAAGATCGTAGCCGGCTCTCCTTCGATCAAAATATCCTTCTTTCGCCGCTTCGTACATAAGCGAAAGTTGGTTGGCGAAATCGCCGTTTACAGTCCACATTAGCCACAACACGTCATCGGGAATGTCTGTAAGAATATCAAACAGTTCGGGGTCACCAATAACATCAAGCATTGCAGCAATCTGTTGTTTTGCTGCCGTCAACTTTTCTTTCTTGGCTGCCTTACTGAGAGAGTCCAAAACAACTTTAGTTTTCTCGCGCATTGCTTCGGCGGACTCAAAATTCACTGTGCGCTTATCGGGATTCATTCTCTCAAGCGCATAATGTGAGCCGCCGGGCAAATAAGAACGAGACGGTCTAAAATCTCTAATCCAGTCGCCTACGGTAACGTCACCCATATAAGGCAATTTAGTTCCCGCTACACTGTGTTCATAAGCGTCAATACCCTCATTATAGCGACGCACAGCATCACGATAACGACGAACGTCTTTAGCAGAAATGGGATTACCTTTGCGGTCAGAATAATACCAAACACTATCAGAATTATTAAACTCGCTAAGGCGCTCAAGTTCCCTCGCTGCATTCCTCAACGTCACCTTCCCAACAGCCGACTTACCCAAAGGGTCATACTTTGTCCCACGAATATCTGCACCATCGTCACTAGTCGCCATCCGATACATCTTACGAACAGCCCGGTCGCGCTCAACCTGCAACAAATCACGCGCCTTATCCAAATCCGAACGATGTTTCTCCCTCGCACTCGCCTTAGCCGACTTGACCTTAACCTTACCCTGTTCCTCAGACAAAGTATCCGGCAAAGGACTAAAATCAAGTCCACCAACAAAATCCCGAATCTCGGACGCTGTATTCCGAACATGCTTCGCACCACGCTTAAACGAACGATAATGCTTACCCCAGTGCGACTTAACCAAACCAATCACCCCCTGCCCCCTAAGGGGACAGGGGGCAACTAGTATCCTACAGCGTCCGTCAGGCCAGCGTCACCGTCGTGTACTCGCGACCACGCCCAGACTTGGCAGACCCGATCTCAACAGCCACCGGCTCCGGCCACGACTTAACGTCACCCAGAATATCCACAAGCCGCTGAATCTGAGCAACCACCGTCTGAGACGAAGTGCCATAGGCGTTTCCATCCTTGTCGATCACCGTGATGGCCCGACGGGTCTCAACCTCACCAGTGTCCGTGTCAACCACGTCGTCCTCAGTAATCACAATGTCCTTGATTTCAATCTTCTTTCCCCGCAGTTCCTTGAAAGAAACGGCAGAGTTCTGGGCTGTGAAGAAAGCCTTCTTACCAGCGAAATCGTCAGAGAGAGAGGAGTAAACAACAGCCATGATCTTTTCCTTTCGTGTATGGCTTCGATTTCATTTCATGTTCTGGTATTACCCGCCCAGCCGGGAATCTAAAATAGTGTTGGTGAATCAATGTCATCAGGAACCAAGATAAAGTCATCGTCAGTCAAAGCCATGCAAACAATGTCTGGTGTGGAAACTTCGTCTTGATAATAAAGTGTATGCTCTGCGACGCTAAGTGTGTGACTGTATGTACATGAGGGACTCCTTGTAATCGCCACATTGTATCTAGTTCCCTGAATCTTAAAGATTCGCGTATATTTGTTTGAAGACGAATACCGAGAAACTAAAAACTTCTTTGATTCAAGACTATTAGAGTATGCCCTCACATAAAAATCATGGTCAATGTGAAAATCCCAGCCATCCATAACAACCAACTCCCAACCCTGGGCACAGCCTTAGCAGCAATCATACCCCCAGCGACACCGACAGCAACCCTGCCCGCAGTAAGCCGATCGCCATGACGCCGCACGTTACCACAAGAACAAATCGCATCATTGCCAACAGAATTGTATCGTTCATGTTCTTCCCAGCCCATTTCCTTGTCGATCCAAATAAGTTCGCCATTAATGTTTTCCCACATTATCAGTACCTTCTTCCTGAATTAAGGATTCATAAAGTAGATCGATTGAATCATCGTACCAATAATACCTGTCGGTGTCAGTTTTAATCCATCGACCGCCAAATCTATCTTTCGGCATGATGGTGACTGTTTTCATCTCAGTTCCTTCCATTCTCAGCGAGCCATCCCGCTCCGTTCATGTATTAATAATGCACCCTAGTTCTCCGCCAGTCAAGTTAACTACGCGTGAACTACACCACACAAACAAATGTCCTGACATAGGCAGACCCATTGTCATAACAAAGGGTCTGCCTATTAATATGCCCTACCGCCGACCTACCACAGGTGACTTACGTTGTCAAGCAATATGCTGTGATACGTGACACTATTTGACGAAAAATGGGGGTGATCTTCGCCACATGAAAGGGGGGCACAGAC